CATCACCTCACGAATCAAGCTGTCGACGACAGCCAGGTGCTGAACTGGGCCTCCACAGGCCCCCTCTCCAGTTGGGCCACCCACAAGATTCGCCACGGCGGTTGGTCATATCTCCTCGTCGAAGGCACCGTGCGATCGGTCCGCCAGCTGCAGCGGCGCGCCATAGAGGCCATCCCCCAAACCGCCGTGGCACCTGAATCCTCTGTCCAGGGTCTTGACCCCTTCGATCCGCTCCTTCCCACCGCCGAGCAGCAGGGGGGTCAATCGACCGCAGGGGAACGGGTTTCAGATTTAACCCCCCGCCAGCAGCAGGACCCGCAGTGACCACCTACGAAGTGATCATCGAGGAGCCGCACGGCATCATCCATCGCCGCGAGGTGATCGCGCCTTCTCACTCCATCGCACACGCCATGGTCCGTGAGGCGTTCCCGAACGCGGTGCGGATCCTCACTTCCATCCCTATCGATCCATACCCACCGGCTACGGCATGACCCTGCTCGAGGAGCTCCAGCGCCTTCCCGATCACTGGGCCTTCGTCGCCATCGGGCCCAACAAGCGCCCCTACATCCAGGGTTGGGATTGGGCTGAGCAGCCCATGAACAAGGCCCAGATGGCTGCCGAGATCACCGCCGGCCGCGCCAAGGCCATCGGCGTCGTGGGTGGGCCCGCATCCGGCGGCATCCTGTTCGTCGATCACGACGGGATCTCAGCCACCAACCAGCTGGAGCGGCTCGGCCTGCCCCCACGCAAGCTCCCCAAGTCATGGGCCTTCACCTCCGGCCGCAATGGCCGCTTCCAGATCGCCTACCTCATCCCTGAGGAGTTCTGGCCAGCGCTGCGCAACCGCCGCTTCTGGCACACCGGCGACCCTGACCCGGTCACCGGCAAGCCCACCAAGGTGCTCGGGCCCGATGGCAAGGCCGAGCAGATCGACTTCCGCTGGGCGCGCCACTACTCGATCATCGCGGGCAGCCACCCGGAAACCACCGGCTACCGCTGGCTCAGGGGCTACAGCCCCGCAGACCTTGCATTGGCGACCGCTCCGCTCAACCTCATCGAGCTGCTCCTCAAGGACGAGCCGAAACCTGACGCGCCCCTGCTCACTGCAGCACCCAACCCAGCAGCGGCAGTGGCCACCCGGGTGATGCCGCCATCGCCCGCCGGTGGTCCTCTCCCCCTGCTCGACTTCGTCTGCAAGGCCTCCCGCGAGCTCATCGAAGGCGGCGGCACGCCAGGTTCATGGAACGACGATCAGCTCCGCCTCACCCTGGACCTGCAGGGCACCGAAGAGTGGATCCGTGCTCAGGGCCACCAGCCCGACATCACAGCCGCACAGGCATTCGAGCTTCACATTCAGGTTGCCAGCAGCAAGTCCCGCGACTTCGATGAGCGCAAGGCCCGCCGCCGCTTCAATGGAGCCGCGGAACGCACACCGCGCCCCAGCACCCCTCCAGAGAAGCTGCAGGAGCGCCTGCGCTTCCACACCAGGCACACCGCTCCGATCCTTCCGCCGCCGCCGAAGCGAACAGGGCCACAGGCCAACAATCCGGAATCTCCGGAGACTTCCTCCCCACGCCAGCAGCAGGACCAGCAGCCCTACGCGCCCTCCTTCAGCAAGCCGATCAAGCTCGAAGCCGGCGAGGTGCTCGCCATGCTCCGCCATCAGGCCGCCGGAGGCCGCCTCCGCTACAACACCTTCTCGCAGCAGATCGAGCTGGATGGTGCTGTCATTGATGGCGCAGAGCGCTTCTACCTCCTCCTCGCTGATCAGGGCTTCAAGGTCGGCAAGGAGCTCACGATGGACTGCCTCATCCAGATCGCCCACGAGAACCCCTACGACCCCGTCCGGCTCTACCTGGAGCACGTAGAGGCCACCGTCGACCCCGCTTACATCGGCGGCCTGGCCTCCGCCTACCTCCGCCCAGAGGACGCCAGGCTCGAAGAGCCGACCCTCTACGACCACATGCTCCGCTGCACCCTCATCGGGGCCGTCCGTCGCGCCTTCGAGCCCGGCTGGAAACACGACACCGCCACCGTGCTCATGGGCGATCAGGGCGCCAGGAAGAGCTCCTTCTGGAATGCGCTGGGCGGGCCCTTCTTCTCCGATGCCCTCGGTGACTGCTCATCCAAGGACGACCTGATGATCCTTCACCGTTCATGGATCATGGAGTGGGCCGAGCTCGACCACGTCATGAGCCGCAAGCATGCCGGCCAGATCAAGAACTTCCTCTCGCAGGCCACCGACCTCTTCCGCGTGCCCTACGGCAAGGCCACAGAGTCGTTCCCGCGCCGTGGCATCATCGTCGGCTCGACCAACCGTCAGACAGGCTTCCTCGTCGACGACACGGGCAACCGCCGCTTCTGGATCATCCCCGTCACCCGCACCCAGGCCGATCCCATCGACACCGGCACCCTCATGGCCGAGCGCGATGCAATCTGGGCCGGCGCCGTGGCCGCCTACAGAGCCGGAGATCTCAACTACCTGCCACACGAGCTGGCCCAGCTGGTAAACACCGAGAACGAGGCCTACCAGGTCTCCAACCCGTGGGAGCCCGCCATTGCTCAGTGGCTGGCGCAGCGCATCCCTGGCGAGCCGATCACCACCGAACGCATCCTCCTGGAGGCCGTCGAGAAGCCCACCGAGCGCCAGACCCGGGCGGATCAGATGGCTGTTGCCGACATGCTTCGTGCCATGGGCTTCGAGCGCCGCCGCACCATGCAGGGTGGCCAGCGCACATGGCGGTGGTTTTCCACAGGCTGATTGCCTCACCTGCCACCAATCAAACGCCCGCCAAACGAGGTAGGGCACCCCCAAACCCCAGGCCACACCTGGGGTTTTCGCTTGCTGCCCCACCTGCCACCTGCCCTACCTATTCCGCAGACTTTCACTACTTCTAGGAAGGGTAAGTAGGGTAGGTAGGGCAATCGACTGCAGCGCAACGGGTTTGAGGGTGCCCTACCTCTGCCCTACCTCTGTTCAAGGTGGGGCAGTCCCTGGCAGCCCCCCGATCGTCTGCTATATCTGCCACGCACATGCCATCACCATCCCGTGGCCATCGACTCCAGCCTCAAGACCGGTCAACAGCGCAAGCTGCCCCGCAACACTTCCGATGGCCGCCGCCGCTGGCCCTTCCCGGACCTTCAACCCGGCGACTGGTTCACCTTCGATATCGACTCCATCGGCTCCGTTCGGTCCTGCGCTCAGTTCCACGCCAGGAAGACAGGCCAGTCCTTTACCGTGGGCAAGGAGCCAGACTCTTCCTCCCGCTGCGTCTGCATCCGCCTAACCTGATCACGCGAGGGCACCATGGCCAGGATCGACATCACGGCCCGCGTCGAGACCGAAGGCCTGGCCAATGCCCTCCGCCAGATGTCCGCCCAGCAGCTCCCCAGAGCCATCAAGGCCGGCATCCGTGATGCCTCTCGGGCCGGTCGCACCACCCTGGCTAAGTCGATCGGCCAGCGCTACAGCCTCTCGGCCGCCCGCATCAAGCAGGACGTCCCCACGGCCCGAATAGCAGCCGATGGCTTCTCCGCGGTGATCACCACCTCGCGCAAGCCCATCACCGCCATGCAGTTCAAGCCCAGGGAGACGCCCAAGGGCCTCTCGATGAGCATCTACCGCGGCCAGCGCACCGTGGTGAAGTCCGGCTTCCTGGCCAAGGGCAAGCCCTTCAAGCGTCATGGCCCTGAGCGCATGCCGCTCGATGTGATCCACGGCCCCTCCATCCATGCCATCTACACGGGCGGCAAGTGGTCACCAGCCCTGCAGGCACGCACTGAGCTCCGCATCGAGCAAGCGCTCGAGGACGGTGTCCTCCGTGCCCTGGGGGCCATGGGCAGGGGCTTTCTCCGCTGACGGTTGCGCAACCTCACCCCCGGTTGCGCAACCCACCCCCTCCCCCCCCCACCTTTTGGGTCCTCCTGTGGAAAACCCCCCTGCGGGTCCGCGAGCCCCGATTTTTGGCTAGTGCCAGCTTCCGAAACGAGTGGCGGAAAGCCTTGGAATGACTGGGATCTGAGCCAGAAGGCTGGGTGAACAGGTGGGAAGATCCGTGGTCTGAAGGGGGTTCTGAGCGAAAAACTCTCCAGAAAGTATGGGCCGGGAAGTTGCGGGCGGTTGCGCAACGGTTGCGCAACGTGGCGCAATGGCAGGCCTATGGTTCGGGCCTGGTGCCAGGAGGGCAGATGGGGAAAGCGTTGTCGCCGCGGATGGCAGAGCGGATCGAGCTCTGGCCGGTGGAGCGGCTGGTGCCGTTCGAGGGGAACGCGCGGACGCACAGCGCAGCGCAGGTGGCGCAGCTGGCGGCGAGCATCCAGCGGTTCGGCTTCCTGGCGCCGATCCTGGTGGACGGGGAGAGCGGGATCCTGGCGGGCCATGGCCGGCTGCTGGCCGCCCGCGAGCTGGGGATGGAGCAGGTGCCGGTGGTGGTGCTCGACCACCTGACGCCGGAGGAACGGCGGGCCTATGTGCTGGCCGACAACAAGATCGCGGAGAACGCTGGGTGGGATGAGGAGCGCCTGGCGGAGGAGCTGGGTGCGCTGATGGATGCCGAGTTCAACCTGGGGATGCTGGGCTTCAGCGACGACGACCTGCGGCGGCTGACCGATGGCCTGGAGCTGGGTGAGTTCGAGCAGCTGTCGCAGCCGCTGGCGCCGGGGGTGGAGCGGGCGGAGCCGGAGGACCAGGAGCAGGCCGGCCTGGGGTTGGACCGGGAGCGCGATGACGAGGACGCCGACGCGACGGCGGAGAGCGGCGAGGTGGAGGAGCGGCACGTTTTCAGCGCGAGCATGCGATGGGACGACCGTGAGCAAGTGCTGCAGGCGGTGGCCGCGGCGAAGGCACGGCACGGACTGGAGGGCACGGCGGAAGCGCTGGCCCTGGTGTGCAGGGAGTGGTTGGTGAACCGCGCGGGATGCCGGCGCAGGTGACGAAGGGCCGAGCCGGGGCGCTGAACAGGGCGTGGGTGCCTGGCAAGGGCTAGGGTGCGGCGGCCGACGTGATGTCGCGATGATCGAGGTCCAGTCGATCCGGTTCGGCACCAGCTGGAGCTGCGGGACGGTGGTGGCATCACCGCTGCGGGTGGAGCTGGGCCGACAGGGCGAGGAGACGACGGTGGACGGGATGCTGCGGGGCGAGGGGTGGACGGCGATGAGGGGCGAACAGCTGGCCCACTTGATCGCCGGCCTGGTGCCTGCGCCGGAGAGGGTGCAGATCACCGGCCTGGATGACGCGCCAGTGGCCAGTAGCCTTACGCTGCGGACGATGTTGCACCTGTTCGGCTACACCGTGGAGTCGTGCTGAAGCTCGAAGAATACGCAGCGGCCATTGACGTCTCGCCACAGGCAGTACGGAAAGCGATTGCAGACGGCAGGATCAAGAATGGCGCGAAGCGTGAAGGCCGGCGATGGCTGATCGATCTGGAGGTTGCGAACAAGGAGTGGGGAAAAAACACCGCGCCGCAGTATCGGCAGGGTCCGGCGATCAAGGCGGGCCGGCAGCGCCAGATGGCGGGTGCCGCAGCCACGGGTGGCCAGGCCCCGCCGGGGCCAGCGGCCGGCATGCCGACGATGGCGCATGCCCAGACTCTCAAGGTCGCGTACCAGGCGAAGCTGACCCAGCTGGAGTTCGAGGAGCGCAGCGGCAAGCTGGTGAGCGCAGAGGAGATGACCCGGGTGAGGTTTGAGTCGGGCCGACGGGTGCGTGATGCTGTGCTGCGGATCGGCCCGCAGATGATCGGCGAGATCGCGAAGGCGGCCGGCGGGCTGACGCCAGACCAGCGGGCGGACGTCCTGCTGGTGATCGACCGCCACCTGGTCGGGGCACTGGAGGCATTGGCGGATGGCGCTGGCAACAGCTGAGGCGGTCGAGCGGTCGTTCTGGGCGGGCCTCCAGCCAGACCCGCTGCTGACGGTGAGCGAGTGGGCGGACCAGCGGCGGTGGCTGAGCCCGAAGGCGAGCAGCGAGCACGGGCCCTGGAAGACCACCCGGACGCCGTATTTGCGGCGGCCGATGGATGACCTGTCGGTCACCAGCAAGGTGCAGGAGGTGACGCTGGTGTTCGGCAGCCAGATGGGGAAGAGCGAGGGCCTCAACAACTGGGTCGGCTACATCATGGACATCGCGCCGGGCCCGACGCTCTACGTTCAGCCGACAATCGACCGCGCGAAGGAATACTCGAAGACCAGAATCCAGCCGATGATCGAAGCGACGCCAGCGCTTCGCGAGAAGGTCAAGGAGTCGAAGTCACGCGACAGCGGGAACACGATCCTGCAGAAGGACTTCCCGAACGGCCAGCTGAGCATGCGCGGGGCCAATGCGGCGAGCGGCCTGGCGTCGATGCCGATCCGCTTCGCAGCAAACGATGAGATCGACCGCTGGCCGTTGAACGTCGACGAGGAGGGCAGCCCGCTGGCGGTGGTGAACGCGCGCCGTCGGACGTTCGGCATCCGCGGCAAGCAGGCGAACACCTCCACGCCGAAGCTGGCGGGCACGAGCGCGATCTGGGGGAAGTGGGAGGAGAGCAGCCAGAACACGCTGAAGTTGCCGTGCCCCCACTGCGGGCACCGGCAGCAGCTGGAGTGGGAGCAGATGCGGTGGGACGAAAAGGACCCGGGCCTGCCGGAACGGCTAACGGTGCCGCCGGTGTTGATCTGCGTGGAATGCGGCGAGGGGATCAGCGAGGACGCGAAGGCCTGGTGGTATGACCCGAAGGTGTGGGACGACGGGTGGTGGGAGCCGAAGTTCCCGGAGCGCACCCTCCACCAGGGCTACCACTGCAACGCGCTCTACTCACCCCTGGGCTGGTTCAGCTGGAGCCAGGCGGTTCTGGAGTTCATCAAGACGAAGGACGAACCGTCGAAGGAGCAGCCGTTCGTCAACACGGTGCTGGCCCTGCCGTACAACAGCGACGGCGAGGCCCCGGACTGGGAGGCGCTCTACAACCGCCGGGAGCTCTATGAGCTGGGCAGCGTGCCGGAGCAGGTGGCGTTCCTCACCTGTGGGGTGGACGTGCAGATGGACCGCCTCGAGTTGGAGATCGTGGGCTGGGCCCCTGGGATGGAGAGCTGGAGCCTGGATTACCAGGTGCTGGTGGGCGACACAGCGCAGCCGGCGGTGTGGCGCGAGCTGTCGCGGTTTATCCGCTCCGAGTTCGGCCGCGGCGATGGCCAGCGGCTGCCGATCCGGATGACGGCAATTGACTCTGGCTTCAGAAGCCAGGAGGTCTACCGCTGGGTGAGGAGCCAGCCAAGCAACCGGGTGATCGCCATCAAGGGCGGGCCGGACTCTCAGACGTCGATCATCGGCCCGCCGGGCCGGGTGGAGGTGTTGCGCAACGGCCGGGCCCTGCGCGGTGGCGTGAAGGTGTGGCCGGTGGGGGTGAGCACGGCGAAGAGTGAGCTCTACGGCTGGCTGCGGCGGGGCCTGCCGGAGGAGGGCGAGGGCCTACCCCATGGATGGTGCCACTTTCCGCAGCACGGTGAGGAGTGGTTCCGGCAGCTGTGCGCGGAGCGGCTGACGAACACGATCGACCGGCGGGGCTACCCCCGATTCGAGTGGATCAAAACCCGGCCGCGAAACGAGGCGCTGGACTGCCGGGTCTATGCGAGGGCCGCGGCGGCACTGGTGGGCGCCGATCGATGGAGCGACGAGCGCTGGGCGGAAGAGCGCGGGGGGGTGCCACTGCCGACGCAGGATGAGCAACCGGCGGCCCAGGCACGGGATGATGAGCCGGCGGGGGATGATGATGGCGGCTCATCGTTCTGGGACCGATAGCATGAAGCGACGGCGAGGGCCTCGATGAGCACCAGCACCAGCACCTTCACGCAGGCGCACCTGGCGGCGATCGAGGAGGCGATCGCGGGCGGCTATCTGAAGGTGAGGTACGACGACAAGGAGGTCACGTATCAGAGCATCGAGCAGATGATGAAGGCGCGGGCGATCATCCAAGCCAGCCAGGCGGCCACGGCATCGCCGGTGGTGCGGATCGACTACCCGACGTTCGTGCGCGACCACGAATGAACCCGTTCGAGCAGCTGCTGGCGACGATTGCCCCGCGAGTGGCGCTGCGGCGCGAGGCAGCCCGCCTCCAGCTGGAGGAGATGCGGAAATACTCGGCGGCGGGCCGTGGCCGGCGCACCGCTGGCTGGATGGTGCAGCGTGCGTCGGCGGATGCTGCCAGCGCGTTGGGCTTTGGGGAGATGCGCGATAGGGCGCGGGACCTGATGCGCAACAACCCGTGGGCCAGGCGGATCGTGCAGGTGTGGAGCGACAACCTGATCGGCGAGGGGTGGAGCTTCAAAGCGAAGGACGGCCGCAGGAACGGCCGCCGGGGGAAGGATGTGACCCGGCTGATGCAGGAGTGGATGGCGGATCCGGTCCAATGTGACTACTACGGCAAGGCCAACTTCGACGGCCTAGTGAAGCAGGTGGTTCAGGCATGGAAGGGATCGGGCGAGGTGCTGATCCGGTGGCGCACGCCGAGCAGCGCGACGATGCGCCGGCTGGGCCTGCGGGTGCCGCTGCAGCTGCAGGTGATGGAGGCGGACTGGATCGATGAGGCGAACGACACCCCAGGCGGCGAGAGCGGGGGCTACACCAAGCGCGGCATCATTTACGACGCGGAGGACAAGCCGGTCGACTATTGGCTCTACAACTACCACCCTGGCGAGAGCGCACACCGGGTGGTGTCGGTTGTGAGCAACCGGGTGCCGGCGGAGCAGATCATCCACCTGTTCACGCCAGAGCGGCCGGGGATGACGCGGGGGGTGTCGTGCCTGGCGCCGGTGATGATCCGGCTGCGGGACGTGCAGGACCTGATGGATGCGCGGCTGCTGAAGGAAAAGGTGGCGGCGTGCCTGGCTGCGGCCGTGGTCGACCTGGATGGTGTTGGCGATCAGAAGAGCACCATTGGCTCCAAGATCGAGCCCGGCGGCATCGTGCGGCTCGGCCCGGGCCAAGACATCCGGACGATCAACCCGCCGGCGACGAACGAGCTGCCGCAGGTGATCAAGGGGTACCTGTTGGAGATCGCGGCCGGCGTTGGCATCACCTACGAGGAGCTCACCGGCGACTACAGCGGCGGCAGCTTCACCCAGGGCCGAATGGGCTGGATCGGTTTCCAGCGGCGGCTGAAGAGCGACACCTGGCAGGAGCTGGAGCCGACGGTGTTCCGCCGGGTGGCGCAGTGGTTCTTCACGGCCTCCAGCGCTGCGGGCATCAACACCGATGGGTTGGTCGGCGACTGGACACCACCGAAGCGTGAGCTGTTTGATCCGCAGTCAGAGACGAGCAGCACGCGCGATCGAATCCGCAGTGGCCTGCTGCCGCCGCAGGAGGCGATCCGCGCCGAGGGCTATGAGCCAGAGGACGTGATCGAGCTGTGGCTGGAGTGGATGAAGATGATGGACGATGCCGGCATCACCCTGGACATCGACCCGCGGAAGGTGAGCGCGGCGGGCCTGACGCAGGGCCGGCCGGCGGGGACGGTGCTACCGCCGAGCGGTGCGCCGCCGATGGATGCGGTTCCGGCGCCGGCAGCAGGGGCCCCAGCTGCGGGGACCCCCTAGAATCGAATGGCGAAGGAGCACGCAATGGCGGATCAGTTGCTGCACACGAGGGCGATGTTCGAGCCTTCGACGATCAACGTCGAGGAGCGAACGGTCGAGCTGGTGTGGTCGACTGGCGCCCAGGTGCGTCGTGCGAGCTGGTCTCGTGGCGACTACATCGAGGAGCTCAGCCTGGTCCCTGGCCACGTTCGGCTGGAGCGGCTGGAACTAGGCGCTCCGCTGCTCGATGCGCACTACTCCGGCTCGGTCCGCGATCAAATCGGTGTGACGGAACGAGCATGGCTGAACGGAAACGAGGCCCGTGCCTTGGTCAGGTTCAGCCGGCGGGATGATGTCGAGCCCATCTTTCAGGATGTGGTCGACAAGATCATCCGAAACGTGTCTGTGGGCTACAAGGTCCACAAGACTGAGCGCGACGAGACCGGCGTAACGCCGATCGAGCGTGCTGTGGACTGGGAGCCCTATGAGCTCTCGCTGGTCCCGATCCCGGCCGACGCCGGTTCCCAGGTGCGCTCCGACGAGCCCACCCCCACCCAACCCGAGGAGAGATCCATGGCTGACCACCAGGGGGCGCCCGCCGACAAGGCCGCGCCTGACATTGCTGTTGAGACCCGAGCCGAGCCCCGTGGTGCTGAACCCACCGTGACGGTTGGCGTCGACATCCAGAGCGCTGACCAGATCCGCGCAGAGGAGCGCCGCCGGGCGGCTGGCATCCTTGATGCAGCTCGCAAGCTGGGCGTGGAGGACACCATCGCCCATGGGCTAATCGAGCGTGGCGTGGCCCTGGACGAGGCCCGCGCCCAGCTGATCGACGCCCGCGCCACCACAGAACGCCAGTCTTCCGCCGGCACCAGCCGGGTGGAGGTGACCCGCGACCATGGCGATAAGCGCTTTGAGGCGAAGCTCGACCACCTGAAGGCCCGTGCTGGTTTCGGCGACGCAGATCAAGGCGGCGCGCGCGAGTACCGAGGCAGCACTCTGTTGGATCTGTGCCGCGACAGCCTGGAGCTGGCTGGC